TATTTTCCGCCAGCCGTCACTCATAAAGCAGTACAATACTGCCTCGCCGCTCATTACCAATTCTAGCGTTTTGCGGTCATTGCAGCTTGCCGCCCATGCAATGGCCGCTATTGTCGCCGCCACTAACGCAGCCATGATTATTTTCATAATTTGCGCGCCTCCTGCTCTAGCTGTGTGGCAAGCCACAAAAGGGCTTCTTTTTTCTCGTTTTCGTTATCCGGCAGCATGAATACAAGCTCATTGCCTACGTTTATGTGGTTACTAAAGTTTTCGTTCATCTTTACCATCGTATTAGCCGTTAGTGGCAGGAATATCTTAATCATTTTGCTTCCTCGTTGTTTGTTTATGTGCTTATAGTATAGCTATTATATTATAAAGTAAACACTAAAGAGCAATTATTTTTCCAACATATTCGCGCAAGCGCGTGTTTGCGGAAAATCGAGCTTTGTTCATTTTCTTGTGCTCGACTGGCTCACTATCGTGGCTTTCAGAAAATACCTTTTCGTAGCCTCGTATCGCAGGTGCTAAAGCAGATGGTGGCAGCTTTTTTAGCTGCTCCTCTATCCATTCTTTGTCGTGCTGGTGGTGTCGCTCAGGTAACACTCTATAACCTCTTTGGCCTCTAAAAATCCCTTACACACAACGGCCTGATAGCCAGCCGAATTAAGATAATCAATCCACTCCTTTTGCTCTTTTGATAGCATGCCGCCTTTTTGCCGTTTCATCTCGATAAAAAGGCCGTGGAATTTGCTATTTGGCACTGGCAAAAAAAGGTCCGGGAATCCTTTAGAAACCCCTTCTTGCTTCATGGCAAGTGCGGTTTTAATGTGCCGCTTGCCGCCGTTAGGAATGGCAACAAGCAATTCGTTTTTGTATGTCCTGCGATACCAGGCAATCAATGTCACTTGCTCAAGATGCTCGCTTGGCGTTGAGTTTCGCATTTAGTACCTCCTCGTCAGTTGGTGCGTTAAATTGGCTGGCTTCCCAAAAATCATCTTTCTTTCTGTACGTTATAGTTCGGGGCGGCTTGGTAAAATTGGCGGTATTGCTTGCCCAAAATGCCTTTTTTGACGCTTGCCAGTTGTTGTTTTCCATCAAATAGAATTTGATTTGCCGACGGCTTAACATCACATCGACCACTAACATTTGATTGCCAGTTCTGCTAATGCTTGGCGTGAACGTCATGTCTAGCACTTCGTCAGTCTGCCACTGTGTTGGGTCTTTTTTGTGTTTTGTGTGCAGCTCTATTAGTTTTTCGTTGGGGTTCACAATCTCTGCTTTACAGACTCCACAGTAACGCGCTGCTATGTCGTTCTCAGCCTCACAGACTGGGCACGGCTTAAAGCTCCAGCGGCCATTACAACGCTCGCCTGAGCGCAAGTCGTAGTGGTTACATCTTCGGCCGTGATGAGCTGGCATTGGCTTTGGCTCTTCGCCGCACTCAACCATGATACGGTTTCCTTCCAAGTCTAAAAAATATCCGTTTGCGTCTATTGGATATTGCTCCTCGTTTTTGCGGGCTGTGAACTCGTTTTTCTTCAAGCAGGTTTCGCACTCAGCCTCTATAAGCTCACCGCTTCCGCCTTTGAATTTCGCTTTCACTTCGGGCTTGTACAGGTCGCCTTCGGGCATATGTTTTTCTAAGTTTGCGGCATAGTCAAAAACTGTACATACTTTCTTGCCATCGAACAAACGCATTCCGCGCCCCATAATTTGCTGTAGCAGGCTAATGCTCTCAGTGGCGCGTAAAATGGCAATGTGGCTAACATTTGCGGAATCGAATCCCGTGGTGAGAACCGATACGTTCACAAGATAAAGGAACTTCTGCGCCTTAAAATCTTTAATGATTTTCTCACGCTCAGAGGTTTTTGTTTCGCCGGTTATCAATCGGCTGTTATCAGGGTGCAAGCTTGCCATGACTTCTTGTGCGTGTTGCACGGTAGCAGCAAAAATCATCACGCCAGTGGCTTCTTGTGTCTGTGCAACAATGTCAGCGACAATCCCTGCTGTCTTACGTCCCCAACCTTCAAATGCTGCTTTTATGCTGGCATTCGAGAATTGGCCGTTAGCTTGGATTTTTAAGCCGCTTGTGTCGTATCTTTGCGCGTTGATTTCTCCAGCCACTAGAGGCGTTAAAAATCCAGGCTCAATAAGCTGGCGTGCCGTTATTTTATAAACGCACTTATAAAAGTAAGGGTCACGGCTAACGCTTGGGTCTAGCGCATTGTCGTTTTCATCAATGCCGTAAATATAGCCCTCCCCAAGCCTAAAAGGCGTGGCTGATAGGCCGCACACGCGCAAGTTAGGGTTGCCCTCTTGCATGTCGCTAATGATGGTTTTTATAGTGGGCGTGATGCGATGCGCTTCATCAAGGATAACCCCTGCAAACTCATTGCCCAGCCGTTTTGCCACCTTTTTAAACGTGCCCTCGGTCGCAAAAATAACTTGGTGGCGTAGGCTCTTGCTAATGCTGGCGCTGTAAATGCTGCATTTTTCGCCAAGTAGCTCGTATTTTTCTGCGTTTTGTTCTATCAATTCTTTGCTAGGAGCAAGGCACAAAACGCGCTTGCCACCGCTTAGGTTGAATAGAGTTTTGGCTACCGCTGCAACAATAAGGCTTTTGCCAGCCCCGGTTGCTGCCTCTATGCAGATTGGCAGGGTTGATTGTTTCCAGTGCTCAATAATCGCATTGTGAGCATCTTGTTGATAGGATCGTAAAGTAATCAAGGTTCACTCCGTCAGTGTCCGTAGAATAGTTGCGGAAAAGCAGTACGGTTCTGCTCTTGTCGGGTGGCCGCCCTATCCGCATTGATTTATTTTATTAAATAATCAGTACAACCTCCAGCTCTCAGTTGGCTCGCCTCGCCACTTTTCTAAGTCTGCATCTGGCAATAGCTCTTTAATCGCCTTGGCGTAGCTTATCGAGCCTTGGCGTTTTACTAGCGTCAGCTTGCGGCCATGAACTTCAGCATCTTTGCCATCGGCCATTTCGATAAGCTCTTCTAACAATGCCTTTTCTGCCTCTGCGCTTTCTTTTTGAATGGCTCTAAGCCTATCAATCTCAGACAAGATAAACCAAGAGCGGTCGGTATCAATCTGAGTTCGCAGTGGTTCCAGGTGCTCTTTGTTGTCTAGCTCGCTCAAAAGCAAGCGGTAAAAATCGCTAATCTTTGTCAGGTTGTTATCAAGAAAAAGCGGGTCAAGCTCTACGCGCTCAATGTGTATTTGCTCAGGCACATAGTCGGGAGCTAGTGGGTCGCCATAGGGCGCAATGTACTGCGCAAAATAGACGTGATTGCGGCCTGTTGCTATCATTTCCATCTGCACTTGTGCAGCATAATGAGGCTGGTCAGCCAGCGGCTTAAACTCGCCACCTTTGCGCAGGCTGTATGGCACTTTCAGCTCAAGAACACCGCCATCGCTAGTTAGCCCATCGGGGCTTGCGCCCATAAAGTCGCCATAGGGAAAAAATCCGCACTCTTCGACATTAAGGCCGCTTTCGCGCATAAAGCACAGCAACGCACGCTGTTCATTATTCACACCGTGGTCAATATGTGGGCCGCCCACAAATTCACTTGGCGCGCCGTGGTACTGGCGCACCATTTCGCGCAAAACGTCCTTGGGCTTTTGCCAAGGGCTTAATCCTAAAATTGCGCCTAAGCGACTGCCAGTGATGCGCAATTTGCGCTGTTCTTGCCATTCGTCAGTTCTTTGTTGTATCATTTTCATGCTTCTTATCCTCGTTTGAAGTATGCCCACTCTTAGTAGTGGGCTTTTTTATTGGTGCTAGAAGGGAATTGAATCAATATCGTTCATAGTTTGCATTGCTGGCGCTTGTACTACTGGCGCAGCTTGTGCCACTGGCGCTGCGGCTTGCTGTGAGTACGGAGCAACAGAGCGCACCCAGTTACCTGATTTGCTTTTGTCGTCAAGCTCCCAAACATCGAGCAGCAAAACCATTGGTGAATTGCACAAGGTCTGCAAACTTGCATCGCTCGGCATCTGCTCATTGCCAGCCGCCATCGCCTGGAATAGTCGGCCACCAGCGTTTGAGGCAATAGCTGCCAGCATTTCACGCGCTGATTTTTGTTTAGCTTGGTCATAAACCTTTATCTTTTGAAAAACTACGCGGTTTGCGAACTCTTTTGGCAAATTCACGCGCCATTTCAGATTGATATAGTTCTCACCGTTGTAGCTGTCGTTCTTGGCCTCCTCACAAGTTGCCACTACTCGCGTGTTTTTTGGGATTAGGTCTACACTTCCGCCAAGTTCAAAAGTGTTTTGGTTTGTGTTAATGCCTGCAAAAAAACTCATGATTATTCACCTTTGTTGTAAAATTTAATAAATGGAATTATTGGGTTTTCGCCGTGCGGTACTGGTAGCTCAGACGGCATATTGTAGCGGTTTTTAGCGTTGATATAGCCCACTTGCCCATCGCCAGTTGTGATAAGTGTGCGGTTGCCTGTTTGCTGCACTCGCCCAAATTTAGTTTGGCGGCCTTTCTTGTCAGTCTCTTGACCTGTTACAAACTCCTCCTTCTTCAAGTACAAAACCGCATCGCTTTGGGCAACGTAAATCCCTAATGCTTGGTTGTCCATGTCTAGAGAAAATACAGAATAGTCGGCCGCTGCATCTGGGCGATTGCGTATTTTCTTAATGCCAGTGTGAGCTAAGAAAACCACCGCCATATTTTTTACAGCTCGTAGCTGTTCGCACTTGTAGACAATGTCAGCGTGCCAACTTGCTACTTCGACATAGCCTTTGTGAAAACCGCCTGCCGCATCGGCCACGTTGCCAACGTTATCGCGCAGTGCAATTTCGTGTTCAAGCAAGCCTGCCAGTGTTGTGATGCTATCAATGACCAGCGTTTTATAGTCGTGCTCGGTCGTCATTAGCTCGTCTAAAATAGACATAAGAGTATCTTTTGAGCTTGCGACCATATTGCCGCTTGCGTCTTTGCGCGCCTTTGGCAAGCGCGGTAGCACGTCGGGCTGTATATTGTCATCCCAGTTTTCAAAAACGGTTGTGCCGTCTTCTGTCGGTAAAATAGTTGCCTTTGGGAATAATGCCCCCAGTGTGGTTTTGCCAGTGCCAGGTGTGCCAACGATTGTTAGCATTGGTGGTTTAACTTTAGGCTTATTTGCCTTTGCCAGATAGCTCATTTTCTTTCTCCTCGATGAAAGACTGTAGTTTTGTTATCGTTTTTAAGGTCGGGTTATCGTTAGCGCCGCTCATAATTTTATTGAGTACGCCAATAGAAACACCCGCTTTGTAGCAGATTTCCTCGCGCGGATATTCGCGGAGTTTGGTTACCAGTTCTTCTAACATTTCTTCTAACATTTCGTTCTCCTTAGTTAGTAATGCCTACTCTATAGAATAGGCATTTTAAAGTAAAGCGTTTTTATTAAACTTTTTTGTACTTTTTCTGCTTTCTGTTCCTGCTATCAACGTACTCAAGTATCTGAACCTCACCCTTTAAAATTAAATGGTTTAAACCTTGCTCGACATTCTCGCGCGAAAACAAGCGCAGTCTGTTTCTTAGCACGCCAAAGCCAAGGCCATCTTGGTTTTCATTGAGTAGCCTGCTTATGTTTTCTAGCAGTGCAGCGCCTCGCTCCTCGTTGTCGGCTTGTCTATCGGACGAAAGCAGCATTTTTACATGCGTCAGTTTGTAGCTTACGAGCTTTTGAATAAGCGCCTGAGCGTATCGCATGTGCTCAACGTCAATAATCATTGGCGCGGTGGAATCAAGCGGAATGCTAACGATGCCAGCTATCTTAATAACCATCTCACGCGCCCTGTTTGAGATTGATTGTAGCCCTTGGCCTTCAGCGTCCAGATATTCGTTTTCCGCTTCCCAGTAATTGCTTATAATGTCCATCTCTCGTTCTGCATCTTGCGTCATAGGTATAATTTCAATATCACCCCGTCGGCGCACCTCCTCACCTTCCTCGATGCTCTCACCGTTTGCGTATAAGTTAAACAGTCTAGCGGCAAGGTTAAACGGCAATTCTTTCTTGCCTGCAAAATCCCTTCTAAAACGAGGCGCACCGTTTTCTTCTCTGAAAATAAGCGCACGACTAATAAAGCCATTCACTATCAAATCACGGTTTTTGTTGATTGCAGAGTCAAAACTGAAAGGCTCGGTTATGCCAAAAAACGATAAGAATGGGTCTTCTATGCCCATATCTACCGCCCTTATTTGTTTCTGTAGGCTTTCGATTTCTTTATCTACGTTTTTTCCATCGTCCTGCTGCTTGTATTTGCTGCTTAATTGGCGCTCTAATCGTTCGCGCTGTTCTTCCGCCATGTCTCCCGATACTGAGTAAAATCCTTTTGCTTTTGTAAAAATTCCCATTATTTTAGCTGGCACTGCCGTCAGGTAGTGCGCACCGCCTTTCCCCGCGTTGGCTATTTTTTGCAGCTCTGTACCGTACTCATCAACGACATAAAAACTGGCTTGGTTTCTAATCATGTTCCGTATCATTTCCTGCTCGGATTTAATGCCGCCATGCGTTGCCCGTGAAAGGCCAGCCGCTCGCATCATGTCGAGCATTGATTGATACACGGCCTCCTTACCTGTTCCACTGTCAGCAATAGCAAATGTCACCAAATTTAGCGATACGCTGGTTTTCCCCGACAAAAATCGCAATCCAGCCACGTTGCCCACTATTTGAAGCGCAGCGGCCAGCGCTATTTTTTGCCTTGGAAACATGCAGTTGCCATCTATAAATTCATAGCAGGCGCGAACAAGCGAATTTTTAGGCATCTCGATTTCTTTTGTCTGTTTTTTTGCAGGCTGTGGCAATTCGCCCCAATCGGTATCGTCTTTAAAGGCAACAGGCTGGCTATACCCGCCCTCTTTTGCCCACGTCATTAGCGTGCCTTGGGTAACGGGTTGGCTAGACTTGCCAAAGCTATGCCATTTTTGGGTAATGCTTTCAGTGTCGCCTCGCCCCTGCGCCACTGTCCATTGATGCCACAGCCCCTCGCCTTCAGCCGCCCCGTTGGTGGCATGATGCAGCGCCATGCCAACAGCCAGCCAACGCTCATACGTCTGGCCTTCATCGTGCCTGATAAACTTAATCATTTCGGCCAGCTCTTGCACAGTCACGCTTGCGCCTTCAACGCTAAAAGTTTGGCGCACAGGGCGTTTGATTAGCTCTATCAGCTCGATAGGCGCATCTGTGATCTGTGCAGGGCTCCCGCTTAAAGATGAGTATCGGTGTCCGCTTTTGTGCAGTGAGCCACAGCCCACGACAAACCCGCTTGATTTAAAATCAATGCCTTTAAAATCTTTGTGATTTGTCAAAAGCTCAAAATCAGCGGTATTTTTAAAATACCAATGCTCGCCTGATCCTGAGCCAGTCTCAACAATAAAACCGCATTTATCGCGGATTGCCTTTAGTTTTTTTGCGCTCTCAAAACCACCATTGCGCCCGTCCACGTCTACCACCAGCAATCCACTGGTATTTACGACAATGCCATAATGGTCCAGAAGCTGATTGCCGCCAAATATGCCTGCGTCATCTTCCAGGTAAGCTAACTGTGTGTCGTCATAGGGCTGCGTGTGCTGCCAGTTGCTTGCCTTTGGGTGTTTACCTGCCGCCTCGCACGATTCCCGCCCGCAAGCACACACAGCTCCGTTGGCGGTCAATTCAAACGAGTGCAAGGGGAATATGCGCCAACCTGCGTCCAGTGCGCTTGTGTAGTCTACTGCCATTGTTCAGTCCTCGTTATTGTTACTATTCCAAGCTGCTTCATTTCAATTTTGAAGCCACCTCTAGCGACTTGCGCTCTAACTACCGACAAAACCAATCTCCCTATTTTTTCAGCTCTAGCGTCAATCAAAATGCTTTCGCCTTCTTCCATAAAATTTAAACCGATAGTTTTGCGGTCACATTCGCGCCTCGTTTCCCTTAGTCTGCCGATTATCCGAACGACTTCTGTCATGTTTCGTTTGTGCTTATACTTTTCAAAGCTGATTAGTCCGTAGTCTTCCATTAGCTTGAGAGTGCTTAAAAACTCAGCCTCATTGCTTGCGTTGATGCCAAGCTTGTTTCTTAGGACGCCCATTGTGCAGCCATAGTAAGCCGCTGCATTTACTGCGCGTTTAAATAGCTTGGTTTCCTTATCCCAAAGCTCGACCTGAATTTTTTCGATGATTTTATCCATTCTTTCCCCTCTGTTTTTGGAAAGGTTATTTAATAGTATTCTGAGAATAAAATCTACTTTTTTTTAATGATTAGTAGTGGGCGCTTCAATGAGTAGATGCCGCTATTCATTAAAACCTTTATAAATCAAGGACTTACGAGTTGATTAATGGCTAGATAATTAGCATGAGATAGGAACATATAGATATATAACCATACCCCTAATATACATAAAATAATTAGCTAAAATAGATACGTAGCCTTATATACTGTTTTTTTTGAAGTAAGTAAGTATAGTATTAATACTAATTATTATTTATCTAATTATTACATAATTCTCTTTAAAATCAACAACTTACAGCGGTTTCTTAAAGTGCTATCTATAATCTAGCCAACTAACCAATGCCAAGATGACAAAAAAATA